ACGTCCTCGATCCGGATGTGCGAAGAACCCGAGTGGATCCAGATCGACGTGCCTGTGGTCCACTGGGCGTCGCTCGGATCTCCGGACGTGGCGTAAGGGACTCCGGTATCGTGCCAGATGACACCGCCGTCAGCAGTATCCCCACCGGTCCTATTCCACGCGGGTGCCGAACCGGCGGACATGCCCGCCGTCGTCACAGTCTGAACGTGCCCATTCGAGTCGACAATGCTCTGCCCGACTAAATAGGCGTGGTGCGCAGCCCAGCCCGGTAGGTAGGCGATCCCCACGGGAGTCGTGACGTTGCCCTCGATCGCGAATCCGATCAGGTCAACATCGGTGACGCCGTCGAGATCCAGCAGCCCCGCGCCGCCGCCCATCGCGCCGTTGCCCGTGATCTTCGAGAGCGCATTCCCGTCGCCGATCAGCCGTAGCCCGCTCGGAATCGAGATCGAAGCGGTCGCGACGAAGATGTTGCACCCTGCCGGAATCCGCAGCCAGCCGCCATTTGCAGCCATCGTGTTCACCGCGACCTGAAATGCGGCCGCATCATTCGTCGCGCCATCGCCGACCACGCCGAATGCGCGTACTGAGGTGGACTCGCTGAGAATCTCCGCCAGCGATCGCGACACCGTATTCGTCGTCCCACTGAGCTGCAAATTGGGCTGGAGGTTCGCCTCGACCAAGAGAGTTTCCGCGCTCAGAGCTATCGCGGTCACGGTGCAACCGCTCCGGGTGACCACCATGTACTCGATGCTCTTGGTATTCGCATCGTCGGCGATATAGGAGATGAGGTAGTTGCCATTCACGGACGTCGGAAACCACAGTTTTGCGTCCGTGTCTCCGCTGGGGTTGGCGAGCGCGCATCCTGGGGTGGCAGAACGCAACGTCAGCCCCGCGAACGTCGGCGGCGCCGTGGTGCGCAGATCCTGAGGCGTATCGATGGTGATCGTCCGCCCGCTCTCCGTGAGGGTCAGCCCATTCGGTCCGCCCTGGAGCGTGACGTCTCCGCTCATCATGTTGAGCGTGAAGGAAGTCCCAATTCCCGGAGGGCCCTGCGGCCCCGCGGGACCGGTTGCTCCCCCGGCCGAGATCCGCCGCAGTCGGTCGTTGATGGCGGCGGTCAGATCGGTGCCCGTCAGGCTGCCGTCGATCGGTTGGATATTGTTGTTGCTCACGACCCGCTCACCTCAAATGGAACGTCGATGGTGGACCACGTGTCCGGCGTCTCGACCACGCTCAAGCACTTCGCCCAGAACCACGGCTCCGTCGGCGATACCGAGAAAGGAGCCCATGTCCACTGCGGGGTCGTCGGCTCGATCGGCAGCGGAGCCCAGTCCCACTTAGCCTTTGGCTCGTTCATCGCCCGCCACCATACGCGTCCCGCGAATAATCGCACGCCGCACCCGGAGATCTCCGCCTGTATCAATCGCCCGCGGATCCCTGGCGTCAGTACGATCTTCACCGTCGCGCGTGTGCCGCCCGTCGTGATTGTCGTCTGGAACTGCTGACCCAACTGTCCTGCGGGTTGATCGGTCCAGATCGTGAGCGTCGCCGTTCCGCCCGGGTCCGTCTGAATGTCGAGCTCGAGCTTCCGGAAGTCCTTCAGCCGTTCGGTGCCGAAGTCCAGCGGAGTCGAATCCCACACCCCGCCGCCGCCAACTTCATCCCCGGTGAGATACGTCCCAAACTCGCGGATCCGCAGCTTGGCGCCGTAGAGCCGAAAAGCGTACTGACCGGTGAGGATCACCTGGAACAGCCGTCCCATCGGATAGCTGTATGGCGCGGAAGTTTGTGTGAGCGGCAGCTTGATTTTCTGCCGCCCCACTGTCGCCAGAGTCATCGGCTGCGCCGTCGCCTGCGCCATGTTGTAATTGCCGGCCGTCGCCAGGTCTGAGTAGACCGTCGCGGTGATCTGTCCGCCGGTGTCGATGTCCAGTTCGAGTTCGCGCGCTTCCTTCGGCTTCGCGCTGCCGAAATCGACTTCGCGCGAATCGTATACCGCCCCTCCGGTCGCTTCGTACGCCTCGACATAGACACCCACCGCGAGCACTTCCACCGCCGCGTCATAGATCGTGTAGCCGCTCGCGCCGGACATCTGGATCTGGCACATGCGCCCCTCGATCGGAGCGAGCATCCCCGCCGGCAATGGCAGCCGTACAAACCTCCGCCCTGCCGTCCCGGTGTTCACTTTGGCCGTGAACTGTGCTGCCAAGGTGTTCCCCGGAAGATCGGTCAGAAAAGTTACCGTGACATCGCCGCCATAGGTCTCGATCTCCAGCGAGATGTCGCGAAACCGCTTGATGGGCACCGCTGCGAGTGCGATCGCGTAGGCTTTCGGAATATGTGTGATGCCCGATTCAAAGGTCAGTGGGCCAGAGTCCCAGACAAAGCCCGCGGCCGACTCATAAGCTTCGACGTACGTGCCCACTACGCGCGCCAGCAACCGCACGCTGTAGAGCCGGAAGGGTACGGTCGTGGCCGTCAGAGCGACGCGCCAGAGATAGCCGAGCGTGATTGGGAAGGGAAACTTCACCAGCGCGCGCCCGGCCAGTGGCGATACCGCCGGCGTCTGCCGGACGGCGAGCGCGTTACCCGGCAGGTCGGAGTACAGATTCACGGTGACCGAGCCACCGCCGCCATAGCTGGTGTCGATGTCGAGCATCAGCTCCTTGCACTGTTTGACGCCTCCCACCCCGAGATCCGTCGGCAGCGACGATGCCGCAAGGGCGAGCCGCGCCTCCGGGTAGTAGTAGAGATACACGTTGTGAATCTCGGCGTGGTCCGTCAAACCGCCGTAGAGCTGGATGGAAATGTTTTTCCCGAGCACGCCGTCGCTGCCGAGGGGAAAACTGGTTTGTTGGCGCGGGCCCGCTCCGGTGATCGTTCCAATCACGACGGGCGTTGCATTGTCGTAGCCCACCGCGACGTCGAGCGTGTCTCCGCTATTGAGCACGTAATCGACGACCACCTCGAGCCACATTTTCTGGTTGTCTGGAAGCCCGGCGTCCTCGAAGTGCGACTGATAAGCGACTGTGATCCGCGCGCTGTTGTTGGGGTCCACCTCGTCCTGGGTGTAAAAAACGCGGAAATCGTCGACGTTGTAGCCGAGAGCTTGGGCCGTGCCCGAGATGCTGCCAGTGAGGCCCACCATCATCACGCCGTCGAATAGGAAGCCGTGAAAACGATCCGTGAGCAGCCCGTTCCGGTGGTACATCCACTGCTTCGACTGCTCGTCGTATACGGCGAGCACCGAACCCGTGCCGGCGGTCACGTTCTCGCCGTAGGCCAAATAGAGTTTGCCCATCGCGAACCCCAGCGCTACCGCGTAAGCGTCGATCGAGTCCGTGAGCCAGTTCGGGCCCGGCAGAATCGATCCGGGCGGGTTGGTGGCTCGGCCGTTGTTCACGATGTTGGAAGTGAACAGCGGGGAGATCTCGGGCCCAAATAACTGTGACCGGTCGAGGTTGCAGACGCGCAAACCGCTCGGCGATACGAAGTAGTCGATACCGCCCTGCCCTGGCGTGATCGCGAACGGGCTCGTCAGCCCGACGCCTTCCTCCACTTGCTCGAGCGTGCCGCTGCTGGGATCGCCCACCAGGCGCCAGATCGACTTTTGCTTGTAGATCATGAGCACGTTGGTGTGGCACGTGCACCACTGGATGTTCTCGCCGTCGCTCCCGACGTCCACCCAATCGCCTTCCGCCGGATCGGTGGACCAATACTGTGGCTGGCCTGGCGGCGTGTAATAGAGCCGGTTGCCGACCCAGGTGAAGAGCCGCGAGAGGTATGGTCCGGCTAACCCCGCTCCTCCCGGCGGCGCGTCGTGCGCTGTGGGCATTTCGATGCCCTCGTCGGTCGCGATGAGGTCGTTGGTGTTCCAGACCGCGGTGGTCGTGGTGTTGTCGCTGATCGTGGCCACCAGGCACGCTGCTCCCAGCGTTCCGCCGGTGGCATAGATATTGCGGATTCCTACTTCGGGATCCGGGCTGATTGGGACGTTGGCAAAATTGACGTCGTTGCCGGCTGTTATTACGCTGGCTGAGACCGGGCCTGGCCCGGTCTCATAAAACTGGTCGGCGGATTCGAAGGTGACGTAGAACTGGTAGGTTCCGGTTGTGCCGCCAGCGTGTGCCGCTCCCACCGAGGGTGTCACTGAGCTGGTGGGTGGATCGATGCCCCAGCTATGGAAGCCTTTGGCGACACTGTGCCGCCCCTGCTGGTTGCGATCCATGATGAACATCCAGCCGAGCATCGACGCAAAGCCGACGCGGTAGCCGCTGAGGCCGCTCATCACGAGAGTGGTCCCGTTCAGATAGATCGAGCAGGGATTCGTGCCCGAAAGCGCGTTGCAGGCGACGTAATAGTTCGATTCATCGCCGCCATTATTCGCGGCCGAGTGCGCGTAGCCCTGCCCCGGGATTGCGAATTTGAGCGGGTAGCCCCAGCGCGAGACCAGCCGTCCGGTGCGATCGACTCGCCAGTTCTGGGCGAGCAGATAGTCGGTCTTTGGGGTCTTGTCCCCAGGCGGAAGCAGATTCCATCCGCCCCCTAGAATTTGCAGTTTTTCGCGAACGTACCCCACCTGGGGTTATTCGACTGTCAGTCGGTAGGAGCAGCCGGGGGCAACTGCGTCGCGCTCACGCGATTGCGAATTGCGAGCGCGATCGCGACGGACCGCTCGGCTACCGCGTCCGCGTCCAGTCCATGCGAGCTGACAATCCCGCACGCGATGGCGGCTGCCAGAAATTCCAGCTTGGTGTTTTCATCCATGCGCTTTTCTTCGACGCTGCGGCCAAAATCCGCTATTGGCCGGTCCCGTACAAATGCTCGATGATCTGCTCGTACAGCCCGCAGCGCTCCGCGAAGTGATCGGCCATCTCCGGCATTGCCGCATCCGACTCTTTCCCCCGCGCCCCGGCCATCATCGCGTAGCTCAGATAGTCTTGGAGCACGGTGGGCAGTGCTACCGTCGAACTCGCGCTCGCGATTGTCGCCGGATACTCGTTGCAGACCTGGCTCACCGTCCCGCCGGCCGCAGGATTCGGATACAGCGTGATCGTGCCGACGCTTCCCGCATCCATTGAGCATCGGTTGGGAGCGCCGCTGGTGGTCGGCCACGTCCCGTCGAGCGCCCACAGCTCCCGCACCGGTGTGAGCCGTAACTGAGTAGTCCCAAACCAAGCGGCCATCGTGAATACGTGCGTCGCCGGCAGCTCGTAGACTGCGGTTCCTGACGTCGCCGCGATCGAGGCATCGAACGTCAGAAAGACGCCCGATTTGTAGGCGATCAGTTTGGCCGCCTCATCCGCCCATTGATACAGCTCAACCGAGGTCACCCATGTGCCGCTCGCGTCGATGTCCGCCTGCGAGAGGAAGCCCAGCCGGTACCAGAGGTCGGCGATGCAGTGCGCCGCGTCAACCATTCTTCACCCCCGTAGGCACCGTCCCGGGTCCCTGTGCCAGTTCATTCCCCGGCATCAGGCCCGGACGGAACCCGAGCAGCTTGCTGCGGTCGAAGTGTTCGAGTTCGAACGGCACCTTGTCGTAGCGCGAACCGATGTTCCGCGATCGCACGTAAGCCGCATAGTGTGTCGCGCCGTCAAGAAAGCTGTCGAAGTATTTCAGGCTCTTCTGGAATTCCTGTCCGCCTTCGCCCTGGCGGCAGCGGTAGATCCCGTACTCGACCAGGCGCGCATGATACTCGGCGGGAATCGCCGGAACATCCGTATCGTTCACCAGCGGCGCCGGAGCTTGCGCATACGTCACGTTCAGCACCCAGCCCGGAGTTGCCGGCTGCTGGTAGATCCCCAAAAAATCAGCCCCCAGCGCAACGTACCTCTGGGGGCTTCCAGGGGAAAGAAACCAGCCTTGATCGAGCGCCGCCAGGTCGGTTAAGGTGGCCGGGCGAATCACGGCTCCCGTCCCGCTGACAATTCTCAGCGGTGCAATCCAGTCCGAAAACACCGTGAGCATGTGCGTGAAAGTCGTCGCGGCCGGGACCGTCCAGTTTGCCGTAGTCTCCAGCCCGAGAGTCAGCAGCACGAAGAAGCGGTTCGCCTCGTTGAGCGCCGCGTTGATCTCGTTCGCCGTATAGAATACGGGCCCCGTGGCGCCTTCGTTGAGACGCTGCGAGACCCGCGTGCGCATGTCGGAGAGTTGCATGGCGGCCCGAGCCCGCTACTGTCCGCCGCCCCGGTTGAGTCCCGGAGGAACCGGGAACTTTGCGGGCCCGAGGTATCGGTCCTGTTCGTTGGCGCGGGAGCCCGGCTGGCGGTGCAGTTCCACCCGCAGCATCTCGTTGATACCCGACGTGAATAGCGTCTCAAACGCCTGCATCCCCTGGTAGTCCTTCTTCAGCGCGAGGATGTCGGCCCGCACGCCGTTGATGATCACCTGAGTCGGGATCCACGGCAACGGCGAGAGTGTCGTCTGCGTCGGATCGAAGATCGCCGGGATCTGCGTGTAGCGGATGGGATGAGTTGCCATCGCGCTGGGAATTGGGTACAGCTCAACCTGGTGCAGCGGCAGCGTCGCTGTCGTATCTTCCGCCATCGAGTAAATGAACGTGCCCGGCGCTCCATTGGTGCCTGCCACGTCCTGGCGCCCCGGATAGAGCAGGTTGAGTTCTGCCTGCGTGTACGGTCGCATGGGGAAGTTCCCCACGTTGTTGTTCACCTCGAGCAGAATCTTGCAGTTCGCGGGAAGCGGATAGAGCGCGCGGCTGCCCGCGATTCCCGGTGTCACGGACAGTATCCCCGGCGTATCGAGTGCCTTCCAGGGATGCGCGTCCAGAATCATCTGGTACCGGCCCTGAAGGAATTGGTCGAGCAGGTCGAGATCGACGTCGTCGCCCCACTTCTGTGCCTGTAGCCGGATCTGTCCCCACGTCATGCTCATGATTGCTGCCTCACAAGCGGTTATTCGACAGATCCGAGCGGCTTAGTACGGTCCGCCAGCTCCGGGTCCCCACGCGTTATTGAATCCGCGGCCCGATCGCGCCATCCGGTGCCGGGTGAACCGGTCCGCCATGTGCAGGGTCGGTTTCGCCCGCCGTTGCGTGTGCTCGATTCGCAGCAGCCGGAGCAGCTCCTCCTGGAACTTGGCCTCGTACGCCGCCGCCTGCGGCAGCTTGCCCAGATGCGTCGCGATATCCGCCCGCACCCCGAACAACAGCACGGACTGGCTCACGAAGGGCAGCGGAGAGGCCGTCTGGTTCGTCCCATCGAAGCCGTAAGGTGCCCGCACGTACTCCACCGTGAACCCGCGCGCCAGGCGCGGAGGCGGATAGAGCTCCACCTGGTGTTGTGGGCTGTACCCGATCGATTCCGGTTGATCCTCGATCGCTGCGAAACTTTGCGGATCGTCGATCAGAGTCCGTGTGCCGGCGGCCGCGTCGAGCTCGCCCGGCGTGAGCTGCGCGAGCCGGTACCCCGTCACCGGATCCAGGATCCGTTCGACCGACCGGCAGTCCGGCGGCAACGCGTACACGTTCTGCATCAGCACGTACTCGGCGCCTGCGTATACCGTTCCCGTGGCGTCGACGCCGTTGCCCTCGTAGGGCCGGTCGAGCGTGAAATGCGTCGCGTCCGTCCAGGCAGTCACGGTGTAGAGCGCTGTGTCCCCCGGACGGTAGAACTTGAATCCCTGGGTTGCGGCCCGTGTCCAAGCGGTGCCGCTCCCCACGACGGCTGTGCTGCCCACCGTCAGCGTCACCGAGTCGGTCGCCGACTGGTACGCGGCCGTGGTCTCCAATATGGATCGCGCGTGAATGCCGGTCCAGTCGCCGGATTCGAGCACTTGCTCGTAGCGGCTGTTCAGCCACGCGTCGAGTAAGTCGAGCGAAAGCCCCGGCGTCGATTGCAATAGTTGAAAACGGATTTGTCCCCAGGTCATAAGAGCCTCAGTAGCGGTACCACGCAAGCAGCGAATCGCCCGGCTGGGGCGTTGCCATGGTCACAAAAGTGATGGTGTTGCCGGAGAGTGTGTAGTCGTTCCCGTGCGCCAGCAGCAGTCCATTGCGCGCGAGCAATAAGCTGGCCGCCGGGATGGGCTGCTGGAGCAGCGTGAATGTGGTGTTGACCCCGTCGATCGCGCCGCTGGGTGCCTCGCTGTCCGAGTAGTCTGCGCCCCGGCCCTCAGGCGCCCAGACGTTCGCCGCCGCGCAGCCATAGAGGTTCGCGCCGGGCGGAGCCGAGGTAAGAAAGAAGAGAGTTCCCGTGCTGCATTGCGCAGGCAGCGTCGATCCGGCGTAAGCATTCGCTGCCGCCCCATGTGGCGGGCTCTGTATCGACTGGCCGCTCAGCAGCAGCGCCACCAGCAGCACGCCGGCATAAAGCTCAACGTGTCTCATGCTAGTGACTCGTCCACTGGATAGCAGCACCAACAATCCAGAGGCTATCGGTTGAGTTGCCCGACACTGTCTGGTCTCGCGCCAACTTGAGGACACCCATGACTCCAGCGGTGCAACTGCTCGGGTTCACGTTAGAGAATGCGACATTGTGGTAATTCGAATCATCAGGTATCGTTGTCGAAGAAACCACAGAACCGTAACTGAGCCCATTAGCGCTCCCAGTGACACAAGCGAACGATGCATTGAACTTTAGGTTGCCGCCGCCAGCCCCGCCGCTGGATGTCACCAGGACATTGACCGGTTGAGACGTGTCCCAGTTCGTCGGCCAGCGAAAAGCCTTGGTGATGTACTGAGTGCCGTTGTTGCCAAGTCCTAATGCCGGAGTGTCACAACCTCCTAGCCCGAAGGTAGCCCCCGCATTTTGCGTGCTCCACGCAGGCCAGACGCCAACGGAGTTGACGTTGCATCCGCCCATGGGCAGATCAATCGTGGAAGTGATTGCCGGACCACCCGCAATAGCAGATGGCCCCCAGCAGCCACTGGTCGCGTTCCAGATGAGCGCCTGCCCGCTGGTAGGGGCGGACGGGTTGCACAGCGGTCTGTTCCGCAGGCGCGTGGCGTTCGTAAATACCTGCGCCTGAACCGGGAATACCGCAAAAAAAGCGCTGACAGCGAAGGCTGCCAGCGCCAGTGAAAGAGTTTTCGCCTTCATACGAAGACTTATTCGACTTATCGCACCGGGAAGAATTTGCGCGTGATTAGCGTGAGCGCCGCGGCGGACACTTGGTTCACCGGCGCGGCTTGCGTGCCGCTCCGCACCGCGATCAGCACGATACCGCCGAACGGATCGGGTGAAACCGCCAGATACTGGCTGACGCCCCCCAGCAAGTTCGGCGAGAGAGTCACCTCGTTGCCGCCGTCGTCGTAGAGATTGTGCCAGGTTGCTCCGTCGTCGTAGCTGATCTGGAACGTCAGAGACGCCGGTGTCCAGGTCGCGGGCATCTGGATCCCGACCAGCGTGTGATCGCCCAGCAGAGCGCCATTCGAAAGTGATGCTCCGGCGGCAATCGTCACCGGGATAGCTTTTTGCAGTGCGCTCAAGGTTTAGTCCGCCTGTACGTTCTGCGTCGTACGGATGAGCAGGAACAGCGGGTTGTATCCCGCCGGTGTCGCGACGGCCGCGCCGGTCCCGTTCGTCACCACCGCGATCACATGTCCGCCATAAACGCCAGCCATGCCGATCGACAGGCCGAGCGCCCACAGCGGATCTTCGACGTTGGTGCCGTTGTTGTAACTCGATTGCGGCAGCCATTCGAGCGTGTCTCCCGGCTGGAAGTCCGGAGGCGTCGCGTCGATCGTCCAATTCAGGTGGCCGTTCGCCGGGATAGACCCTGATTGCGCCGGCGTGCTGGCCGGCTGGTAGTACGCCACCAGGCTGATGTCCGCGAGCGTGATTTCCGCCGCGTTGGCGGCGTTGGTCGACGTGTTGGCCGGGTAGGCCGCCGTCGCTGCCAGAACGCTGCGGTCGGCCGCGCTGATGCGCAGCGGCGCGACCCGCAGCTTCTGCACACTCGTCGAGCCTGGCCGAGTGTAACTTGGTCTGAGTGCCATCAAGAATTCCTTTCTATTGAGCCGTCTTCGAGGAACCCCTAGGAACTCGGAATTCCGAAGATTCCGTAGAACCCGTTGTAACCGCACGCGAAGCGCATCCACCCTGCCGTCTTGACGCTGCGCGAGTCGAAATCGACGTCATGCACGGTGTTGAACTCTTCGCGGTGATAAAACCGGAGTTCGGTGTCTTCCTTTTCGCACTCGATGAACCAGGCGTGCGGATCGGAAAGATAGTCCCACACCATCCAGCTATCGAAGCTGGGCATGCCGCTGCGGCGTTTGAAGGCGTTGATCGTCCGGTTCGCCGTGTCGGCCCGATCGGAGCCTCCCAGGAGTTCCGCTCCGATGAATTCGAGCGCGCTCGGGAAGATCGCTTTCTTCGGCGGGATGCGCAGTTTCTTGCCGCGGTGATCCACCGTCTGGCGGATCGTCGTCAGCGCGAGCTGAATGCTGGTCACATCCGGATCCGTCGCGTAGGCCAGGCGGTTGCTCTGCACCCCGCCGCCAACCAGCGGATGCGCGGTCGAGAACAACGCTTGTCCATCCGGACCGGTAGCCGAAGTGAATCCGGTATTAAAGACTCCCGCTGCCGTGACCTCGATCGTCTCCTTTGCGCTGCGGCCGAGTTCGGTAGCCAGCTTGCGGACCACGCCAAACTTATCGTCGTCCTGCGCGGGGCGCGAGACCCGGAAGCCCAGGCTGTACTGCGCGTGGACGTAGGTCTTGTTGAATCCCGGCAGCGGATCGTCATAGACGGTCCGGTCGTTTTCCGGGACCACCGCGAACTGTCCAAAGCCCGTGACTTCCATGGTCTGCTCGATCGAGCGCGAGGAGCTTTCCATCCGGAAAACCTCGCTGTATTGGTCCGGAAAGCGCGAGTACTTGGTCATCACGACTTCGTCGATCGCCGGCAGCATCGACGCCAAGTTCAAGTCCGGAAATGAAGTACGTAAATACATAGCTGTTCCTGTTTCTCCGTCTGTCTCCGGCCGCTACTAAATGCCGGCGGTACCCTGGCCGAGTTCGTGCTTCAGAATGATCACTTCGACGATGGCGTTCGCGCCTTCGGCGTTGGGCACAATGTTGCTCACCCGGATGATCCGCAGATCCTCGCCGGCCGTGGTCGCGATCGTCGTGTTGTTCACGCCCATCGTGCTTTGCTTGGTCAGCGCGTTGCCCGTCCCCAGCACTACGTTGGCGTTCTTGCCCACTTGCGAGGCGGTCGTCACACTCAAGCTGCCGTCCACCTGTGCGATGAAAATCACGTCGATCTCGTCCACTACGTAATGGGGCGTGGCCGCGGAAGCGGCGCCGTAGTTAATCGAGACGCCCTGGTACAGAGAAGTGCCCGGCGTGGCGTTCTGCCCGCTCGTAATGCCCGGCATCGGATTTCCGACTCCCGTCGGATCCGGCACGCTGGTCGCTGCCTTCAGGACCATGTCGGACATGAAGATCGCTTTCGAGTCCGCTGATGCCTTGCCGTACTGGCGGCTGAAGATCGGGCCGCCGCTGTCTCGCCCGATCGGCTTGAAGCCGAAAAGATTGTTGGGATTCGCCACTTCGGAAACTCCCCTCCTAGGTGGCTATTCGACGGATGCCGGGGAAAATGAGAGCGGGGCCGGCGGTGAGGCCAACCCCGTGGGAGATGGAAACCAATACGACCTTGCACCGCTATTCGACACCGCGAGCCAAAAACGTTCTAACCCTGTGGACCGCCGCCCCTGCTGTCCTTACCCGAGATTCCAATCCACGCTCCCGCGATGCCCAGGATCGTCACCGCGCCTGCAAGGTCCAGCGAGTGAATCAGCAGACCGATCACCGCGATGAGTGCGATCAGTCCGCCGACGGTGGTTCGAGGGTCCCGGAACAGGCCGTTCATTTGCCGATCCGGATCCCCGTCTCCCGCGCGTCGCCCGTATACAGGTCGTTCAGCGCCGGATCCGCCTTGACGGTGTCGCCGGGACGCAACAGACTGGCGCCCGCCGCGCGCCCGCCCTCAGAAGCGATATCGCGCTTCGCGTTCTCGTAGTACTTCTCCTCTTGCTCCTGGAGCTGGCTGGTCGATTCGTCGGCCCAGTGTTGCCGCCGGCGTTCCGCCCAATCCTCGGGGATCTCTCCCATGAACAGCGTGCCGACCTTCACCGGATCGCCGTTGTCCTTTTTCACGATCACGTAGCCGCGCATCCCGAGCACGTCCATGCAACGCTCACTCAGGAACTTCACCGCCATGCCCGGGTGTCCGTAGTGTTGTACTGCGTCCCGCATCGGGTTTGAGAGCAGCGGGTCGAGCGCGCCGTCGAGTTCTACTTCCACCGTGCGGCTGGGAATCTGGAGAATGCGATCGCGGAAGGCTTTCGCCGTCGCCTCTTTGCCGAACTTGGCGATCGCGCCGCGCAGCCCCTTGCGCATGATCGGATCGGGAGCGGCCAATTCGCCGCGCTGCATGATCAGGTCGAAGAACGCCTCGGCGCAAGCCTCGAGCCCGTACTTCTCCAGCCGGTCGTGAAACTCCGGACAATTCGAAACCACCGGATCCGGACCGTAGATCACGCGGGTCGTGGTCTTTACTTCGCTCCCAAAGGCCTTCTTATCCCACTCCTCATGCAGCATCTCGGCTGCCGACTCGGGCTCGGGCTCCTTGAGGTTCAGGCCGAGGTCGATCGACTCTTCCACCTCTTTGGCGATGATGCGCTCCTGGCGTGCTTTCAGAATCTTCCGGTTCGCGAGCTCCGCCGGATCGGCAATCGGTAAATTGGTTTTCTTGGTTGCCATGGCTATCTACCTTTGATGCCCCCCAACTGCACGCCCTTCTTGGCGCGCGCCTTGTACGCGTCTTCGGAGACGCCCATCGCGCGGCAGATGTGCCGCTCGTAATCGGTCAGTTCGTCGTCGTCCGGGTTGGCCTCTGTCGCCCGCGCGTTCTTGTCGCCGGCCTGCGCCCGGATCCGCGCCTGGCGCTGCGCTTCCTTCTCCGCCTTTTCGTCGGCGCTCTGCTGGTTCACTGTCTTCACCTTCCCGGCCTTGATCGCGTCCAGTTCGGCGCGCTCCGCGCCCAGCCGCATGGCCAGCGCTTCGGGTACTCCCTGTTTTTTCAGCTCGCCGTAGTGCACCGCGGTGGACTTAAAGAAGTCCGAATCGCGCTTTCCGAGTTCCGGGTACCGCCCGAGCAGCTCGCTCTCCGCGCTGAGTTGCGCGGCCTTGGAGTTCACGGCCGCATCCACTTCCTCGCGGCTCACATAGCCCCGCTTGCGCATGTACGCGTCGAATCCCTTCGGCCCTTTGGTAGCGATCAGGTCGAGTAAGTCGACATCTTCCTCGGGTTCGGCAGCAGCAGCCTTCGCGGGCTCGGCGGGCGCGCCAGACCTGGCTTTCTCATACCAGAACTGGGCCGCGCGCTCTTTCTCGCTCAGTTGGCCTTTCAGTGCTTCCAATTCGGCTTTGACCGCCGCGATGTCCTCTGCGGGGGGCGTCGCCGCCGCGTTCGTGGCAGCGGCAGCAGTGTCGGGGGTGGCAGCAGGCGTGCTGCCGGTGATGACGTTCTCAACGCTCATAGTTTGATCGACTCTCCGTATTGCGTTCCCCGGTAGAGATCCCCGCGCTTGCCGGTGTAGGGAACAACGCAGGCTTGGCAGAGCATCTGGTAGATCCCGTCCTTGGGGACCACGTACATTCGCACTTCGACTCCCGGAGCGGAATTGCGCAGTTTTTCCCAGCTTGCGCCGCACCCCTGGCACCCGGCCGGTACCGCGCCCCCCAGGAAATCAAGCGCATGGAAGTGCCATTCGAGACAGTGATCGCAGATCACCTGGTTACTCTGTAGCCGGTGAACCCGATGTGCCGGACGCTGTTTCGAGCACCAGTTACAGCGGACTGCAAGTAAGTGACTAACTTGCCTGGACATTGCGCCAGTACTCTCCCTTCTCCTGTCCTCGTGGAACGAA